AAAACAAGAAAAGCAAATCAAAATATGCAGAATTTTTACTTGATGTGGCAAAATCAAGACATGAAGCTATAGAATATGAAATATCAAGTTCAGAGGTTCCATTTTAAATGATCACTCTAAGAAAATACCAGCAAGAGGCAATTAATTCTGTCTTCAATTATTTTTATCAAGGTAACAAGGGCAATCCTTTAGTTGTCGCGCCAACGGGCTCAGGCAAATCTATTATCATAGGTGGTTTTTGCAAACAGGTGATGGAACAATGGGGAGAACAGCGCATATTAGTTGTTAGCCATGTAAAAGAAATCCTTGAACAAGACTATGAGAAGATAAAAGAAATGTGCCCTAGGGTAGATATAGGGCTGTATTCAGCTGGTTTAGGAAAGAAGCACATAGGGAAAATTACTGTTGCTGGAATTCAGTCTATTTATAATAAGCCTGAGTTGTTTGATTCTTTTGATATTATCATAGTTGATGAAGCTCATACAATCCCTCATACAAGGGAAGGCAGGTATCACAAATTTTTCGAGCAAGTTGAGGTTCCTGTCATTGGTTTTACTGCTACTCCTTTCCGCTTGGGGTATGGCTATCTTCATCTTGGTGATGGCGCGTTCTTCTCTGATATTGTTTACACTATCCCTATAAAAACATTGCAGGATCAAGGGCACCTTTGTCTGCTTACTTCTAAAGGCACAGAAAACCGCTTGGATGCTACTGGTGTGAAGAAGCAAGCTGGTGATTTCATCCTCAAAGAGTTGTCTGCTGCTTTTGATAGGGATTTAATAACAACTAATATTGTTTCTGAACTTATTTTATATAAAGAGTTAAGAAAGATGTGGCTTGTATTTGCTATTGATATAAAGCATGCTGAACACCTTGCCAATGAACTAAATGGTGAAGGGATAAAAACAGGAGTAGTTCACTCAAAGATGGAAGGAGACAGAGCAAAAGTCATTCAAGATTTTAAGGATGGTGGATATCAATGTCTTGTCTCTGTTGCTGTTCTGACCACTGGTTTTGATGCTCCTGGTGTAGATTTGATTGCTTTGCTCAGGCCAACAACAAGCCCTGTTCTACATATCCAAATTATTGGCAGAGGCCTGAGAGTTTCACCAGAAAAGGAAAATTGTCTGATATTAGATTTTGCTGGCAACCTCATGCGGAATGGTGCAATTGATTCACCTGTGATTAAAACAAAAGGCAAAGGTGGTGGTGAGGCAATTATGAAGGAGTGTCCTCATTGTGCTGAGATTGTTCATGCTGCTGTAAGGACTTGCCCAAGTTGCCTCAAGCCTTTTGTGTTCAAACATAATCTTCAATTGCAAGCAGGGCAAGAGGCAGTAGTCACTCAGGAAAATTGGTTTAAAGTTGACACAGTTGACTATGAATGGTTTAGTGGAGCAAAAGGCATCCCGATGATAATGGTTTATTATCAGTGTGGCATTCGCAGATTTAGGGAGCCAGTCTGTATAGAGCATAGAGGGTATCCAAGACACAAAGCTCAGCATTGGTTCTCAAGAAGAGGTGGTGGAACTCTTCCTGATAAGGCTGATATTGCTTTGCCTCTTTGTAGTGCTTTAAATATCCCTTCTGAAATCTTAGTGAATGAATCAGGTAAGTATCCAGAAATCAAGGAGCAGAAGTTTTAGACTTTATTTGTCTTTACTTTTCAGAATGAATATATTATAATGAGTTTCAAAATAAGGATACGGTGTGGAAGGACACACAGCTGGTGACAGGCCTGCCAGTACTTGATATATCGTCTAGGGTGACTAGGATTTCCTCATGAGGGTGACAGCAGTTCAAATCTGCTTGTATCAAGCAGCCAGTATCAATTCTGGCTATCCTTTCTTTTTTTAAAGGAGATATTATGATTATTGTAGGTGCTGGACTTACTGGAATGCTGTGTGGGGCTATGAACCCAGGCTCAAAAATATATGAAGCTGGGTTGGAAAGACCTAATGAACACAAAGCTGTTCTAAGGATGAGAAGCCCCAAGATTGGAGATATGCTTGGCATCCCTTTTAAGGAGGTGACTGTTCACAAGGCTATCTGGTATGATGGGCAAGAAGTAAACCCAACACCTAGATTTGCCCATATGTATTCTCAGAAGGTTGCTGAATTATATACAGCCCGCAGTGTGTTTAATCTCTCTTCTGGCACAAGATATGTGCCACCTGCTAATTTTGCAGAAGAACTCAAGAAGCGGTGTGATGTCCAATATGATATGCAATTTGATTCTACAAGTATTGAGTGCTTTAAATCAGAACCTATTATCAGCACAATTCCAATGCCAGCCCTAGCAAAGTTATCAAGTGTGAAAATTGATGCTGATTTCTATAATTTCCCTATTGTTGTTAATCAGCATTATATTCAGGATTGTGATTCTCATTGCACAATATATTACCCAGATCCAGGCTTGCCAATTTATAGGGCAACAATAAATGGGCCCACACTCATTATTGAATCAACTGATAACATTGATGATAATATTTTATCAATTGTGTGTGAGTCTTTTGGCATATCCTCTGGGCATGCATTTCAAACAATAGAAAATCATAGGCAGAGAGCAGGAAAGATCAGAGCAATTGATCAATTTGCAAGAACAAATTTTATAACAAATATGACTTTGAATCATAATGTGTATAGCCTAGGAAGATATGCAACATGGCGTCCTAAAGTTATGCTTGATGATGTTTGTGATGATGTTCTTGTTATCCGTAGGCTAATAAATCAAGGCAAATATGCCTCAACTTTGCATGAACAAGGAGATAAATAATGAAAGTAAAACTTATTGATGCAACACTCAATGCACTAGATTTACTTGTGTATACAAAATCAGGAAGATTGGAAGAAGGCACAGAGTTTGAAGATGTTATTAATATGCCAACTGAAGAAAAGAATGAACACCTATCATATATGATGGATACCATCAAAGGGGCATTTGAATTTGTGCATTATACTTTTGATATTTCTGAAGTAAGTCGGGCTTTCACTCATCAACTTGTAAGAACAAGGACTGCATCTTTTCAACAACAATCACAACGGACTGTTAAGCTTGAAAAACCTTCTTACACTATGACCTCTGATCATGAGCTATTTGAGGATGCTGCATTGCACTCTTTTGATTGCTATCAAGAGATGCTTGAAGATGGCATTCCTGCTCAAGATGCTCGTGGCATCCTTCCTACCAATGTCCATACAAAAATCCTTGTAAGTGTAAATCTCAGAACACTATCTGATATGGCTTCTATGAGGCTTTGCACCCGCACTCAGGGTGAATATCAAGATGTATTCAAGGCTATGGTGAAACAAGTTTTATCTGTTCACCCTTGGGCAGAGCCTCTTTTAAAGCCTCATTGTGTAAAATTAGGTGTCTGTGCATTCCCTAGATACAAAGAATGCCCTGTCCAGAAATACACTTTAAAGCTCACTGAGAAACAACAGTGTGCCTTAGAAGAAGCTTGGGAGGCTACTGATCATGTGGCTGTTCCTGTAGTTAAAAATGGGGTGACAATGTAATGAATTTTCAGAAACTTATTGAAAAAGATAGGACTATTCCTGCCATTGAAGAAATGATGGATAGAATCTCTGCACCAAAGATTGACCTTGGTTGTGGCAAGAATAAGAGACCTGGCTATATTGGTGTTGATTGCTTTGATCACCATAATGTTGATGTAAATACTGACATTGATGGATATATGCTTCCATTTGCTGACAACTCCACAAATTCAATTCGGGCTGTCCACTGTCTTGAGCACATTGAAGATGCAATTATGCTGTGGAATGAAATGTGGAGAATTTGCAAGCCAGGCTCATTAATTTACATAGTTGTACCTCACCCACAAAGCGGATGGTTCTTTCAAGATCCTACTCACAAGACCCCTTATACAGAAAAGACATTGAAGCAATACTTTGATGGACAATATGTCAACTCATTTTCTGAATATGGCTTTAAAGGCAAGATGGAATCTGTATGCACATTTGTGTATGGATTATCTTTTGAAAAATTAGCTGTACACTCTGTACTACAGGTGATCAAGTGAAAAAAGAATGCATTGTTGTAGACCTGGAAGGGACTCTGTCAAATTGTGATCACAGAAAGCATTTTCTTGATAAGAAAAATTATGATGTGTGGAATAAGGGATTGCCTATGGACAAGCCTATTCAACCTATGATTGATTTTGTTAGTAAGCTATCTGAAAAATATGAGATCATCATTTCAACAGCAAAGCCACATGCATATAGATGCATGGTTGAAGATTGGCTCGAAAAATATTGCCCTGCATTCTCTGGGTGCCAAATCCTTATGCGAATAGGGGGAAGCAGAACAAGCCCAGAAATTAAATCAGATCACATCATAGCAATTCAAGAGTCATATGAAATTATGTTATTCATTGATGACCGCTTTGATGTTTTAGAGATGGTTGCTAAAAAAGGGGTACAAACCCTTCTTGCCACTCATGATTATGATTTCAACGAGGCTTGGTGTTACACAATGGATGGTGATTTAATCCCCGAAAAAGGCGAAGGTGAAAAGAAAACAGTTGCTGACTTCTTGAGAGAATCTGCTGATATTTTTGAAGAAAGAAATAAAGCATATGGTGGATCTTATAAGGATTTTGGGAACATTATGAAAGCACTATTCCCTGATGGCATACATATTGATTCAGCTGAAGACATGAACAGGTTTGGAGTTCTTCATATGATGGTTTCAAAGCTTCACCGATATTGTGGCAATTTTGACAAAGGTGGCCATGCAGATAGCCTTACTGATTTATCAACATACTCAGGAATGCTTAATGAGCTAGATTCAACCCTATAGTTGACTTTTACTCCACTATATAAAACTCTCTAAGCCCTTACCTAAAGGGCTTTTAAGGAAAGCATGTATACTACTACCATAGATACAGAAACAACTGGACTCATTGAGGCAGAAGGAACAGACCTTTCTTTGCAGCCTTTCCTCACTGAAATTTATGCTATGCAAACAGATGCTGAAGGCAATATAATCAAAGAAGTTGAAACCCTGATAAAGCCTCCTATTCCTGTGCCTGCAATCATAACTAAAATTACAGGTATTACTGATTTTGATTTAAAAGATGCCCCAACATTTATTGAGGTGTATAAAGACTTGGTTGAAGTCTTTTTCTGCTCTCACACAATGGTGGCTCACAATTTGTCTTTTGATGAGGGCATGTTGATCCTAGAACTCCAGCGGATTGGGAAGGAGCATCATTTCCCATATTGTCCTATTAAATATTGCACTGTTGAGCAATCAATGCATTTGAAAGGGCACAGATTAAAAAACAGCGAACTTTATCAAATAGCCACTGGGAAAGAAATTGTTGGTGCACACAGAGCAAAAGCAGATGTTCTGGCTACATATGAATCTTATAAATGGTTGTTATCTGGAGGTGGAGTGTAATGGGATATCCAGCTGAATTTGAGAAAATTGATAGTGATACAGACAGGCTAAAAGTCCCAGGTGGATGGGTTGTGAGGACAAGATTAAATCTTGGAATGGATAGTCATGCTGCAACTCACACCTTATTTATAAAAGATATTAACCATGTATGGGAGCTTGAAAATGTGGATTAATATAAAAACAGAAATGTCATTTAAAAAAGTTTATGGGCATTTGGATCAAGTGGCACAGAAGTGTGCAGAATTAGGTAAATGGGGAGGTGTTGCAGACTTAGGCAATACTTTCAGCCATATTAGATGGTCTAAGGCATGTGAGAAAGCAGGTATTAAGCCTATATATGGGGTCAGGCTTAATGTTGTTGGAGATTTAGATTTAAAAGTTAGGCGGTATGCTTATAATGAAATGACCTTTATAGCAATGAATACCAAAGGACTCCAGGAGTTGTACAAGATTGTTGATACAGCTCATTTGCAATTTTACTATAGGGAAAGACTATCATATGATCAAATCAACCTTATAAGCGAAAATATTACTGTTTTAGGGGGTGTTTCCCCTCAGTGGGATTTCATAGAAAGAGAAGTTTATCATGAGCTTGGCCCACACACCCCTTATTCTCAAAGAGCAATAGGAAGGCCAGCTGTGGCCTGCATTGACAATTATTATCCTAATCCTGAAGATAGAATAATTTATGAACCTTTTGCTGATGACAGGAAAAGGGAAAAGAAGATGTCTGCCATGCACATCTTGTCTGAGCCCCAATGGTAAAATACATAGGCAAAGATGATGTTGTTTCTTGGTGTAAAGAAGGAGCAAAGAAGCACAATATTGATATCACATCTGGAAAGTATGCAGATAGATATAAAAGAGAAATGGAGCTGATAATTGAAAAAGATTATGTGGATTACTTTCTTGTTACTGCTGATCTCATCTGCTATGCTAAAACAAAGATGGCTGTTGGCCCAGCTCGTGGCTCCTCTGCTGGCTCCCTTGTCTGTTATCTTATGGGGATTACTGAAATTGATCCTCTTGAATATGGCTTGTACTTTGAAAGGTTTATTGATATCAACCGTTTTGACCTTCCTGATATTGATGTTGACTTTCAAGATGATAAACGCTATCTTGTTATTAAGTATTTAGAGAAGAAATATGGCAAGGACAATGTTGCCCAGATAGGGAACATTAGCCGAATGAAGCCTAAGTCTGCTATTGCTAAGTTTGCTCAGTCTTTAAAAATTCCTATAGATGATGTTGCTGAAGTGAAAGATGCTATCATGGAAAGGTCTGGTGGTGATGCTCGTGCTGCTTCTTGTATGGAAGATACATTCACTGATACAGATGTTGGTAAGGCATTCATTGAAAAATATCCAAACATGAAAGCAGTATCTAAAATTGAAGCTCATGCATCTCACACAGGTGTACATGCTGCAGGCATCCTTGTTTGTAATGCTCCAATAACAAATTATTGTGGAATTAATAGCAGAGACAAGAAGAGGATTGGCATGCTTGATAAGAAGGATGCTGAAGCTGTAAACCTCCTTAAAATTGATGCTCTTGGTCTAAGGACTCTTTCAATTATTGCTGCTGTTTGTGATCAGATTGGCAAGCCTTATAATTGGATGTATGAAATACCTCTGGATGATGAAAAGGCATATGCTGTATTTAATGATCATAGATACAATGGAATTTTCCAGTTTGAAGGGCCAGCAATTAAAGGTTTAGCAAAGCAAATGCCAGTTGAGAATATGGAGGATGTTTCAGCCCTTGGTGCTCTTGGCAGACCTGGCCCACTATCCTCTGGTGGTGCTAATCGCTTTATCAAATACAGAACAGGAAAAGAGGAAGTTGTTTATGCAAGCAATCACCCTGCTTTTATTGAATCAACTAAAGGAACATATGGCATTGTAATCTATCAAGAGCAGATGCTTCAAATAGGAAGGGAGTATGGGTTGTTATCTTGGAAAGATGTTGGTGATTTAAGAAAGGCAGCATCTAAAAGCCTTGGTGATGAATTCTTTGGGAAATACAAAGAAAAATTTATCAAAGGTGCTTTGAGTCTTGGTGAAACAGAAGAACAAGCAGAAACTGTTTGGGGGACAATATCTACATCAGGAAGTTGGACATTCAATAAGAGCCATTCTGTTTCTTATGGGCTTGTGTCTTATCTTTGTGCATATATGAAAGGCAATTACCCTCTTGAATTTGTTGTTGCCAGTTTAAATCACAGTAAAGATGACCGCTCTGCTTTGAAGATCCTCAGGGATGCTGTGGAGAATGATGGTGTTGAATATGAATATATTGATAAGAACATATCAATGAGAGATTGGTCTGTTCATGAAGGGAAGCTCTATGGTGGATTACTTACTATCCATGGCATTGGCCCAGCTATGGCCAATAAAGTAGTTAAAGCAAGGCGTGAAGGCACTAAATTAGCTCCTGGCATAGCTAAAAAATTATCTAGCCCCATAAGTCACTTTAAATATTTATACCCTGCAAAAGAGGTGTATGGGGACTATTACAGTGACCCTGAGTCTCATGGATTAAATGGCAAAGTGAGCACAATTAAAGAAGCCCAAGAGAATGGAACATTTGTTGTTATTGGTTGCTTGCTTAAAAAGAATCTCAGAGATGCCAATGAAGCTTGTTTTGTTTCCAAGCGTGAAGGCAAGCACTTGGAAGGGGCTACATCTTGGATTAACTTGACCATTGAAGATGATACTGATTCAATGATGTGTAAAATCAAAATTGAAGATTATGAAAGAATGGGCAAGCATGTTGCTGAAACTGGCAAAGAGGGCAAAGATTGGTATATGGTCTATGGTGAAAAGATCAATGGTTGGAATCTGATGTTTGTTAAGAATATTAAAAGAATAACAAGGAGCTTATGATGGATATAAAAGAAAAGCTAGACAGGATTGCATATTCAAAAGGTGGAGAAAAGAAGATTGTATTGAAATGCCACCCAGAGTTGAAACAAATCCTCCTTTATGCCTATGACCCATTCAAGCGGTATTATATGCAGGCTCCAGATACAGAAGGAGTAGAAGGTGGCCAAGATTTTCTTGGAATAGATTCATTTGCACTATTAGATTCACTTTCAGATAGAAGTTTATCTGGCCATGATGCATTAGAAGTAGTCTGTGATCACATTACAACTCTAAATCCAGACTCTGCATCTGTTTTTAAGGGCATTATAAATAAAGACCTAAGACTAGGGATAGGGGCTAAAACAATAAATCAGGTGTGGCCAGGATTAATCCCTACTACAGATGATGGGTCTGCCAAGCCTAGCATTATGCTTTGTAAAACATTTGATCCTAACAAGGCAAAGTATCCGCTTGTTGTTGCAATTAAGAAGGATGGTGTTCGTGGCAGGGTTATTGATTATTCTATAAGGACACGGGCTGGACACAAGTTTGTAGGATTTGATCACATTGAAGATGAGCTTGAGAAATATGGTTTTGAGAAAGATGGGGAGATGATGGTGCCTGGCATGGACTTTGATGGGGCTTCTGGCCTCATTAGAAACCATGAGAAAGTGCCGAATGCAGTGTATTGGTTGTTTGACTGCCCTGGAGTTGATGAAACTAAATGGGGAAGATACCTATTCTTGAAAGATCATATTCAGGAAACAGATCACATCAAGATTATTGAACACAGATTAATTAGTAATCATCTTGAGCTTAATGAATTTTATAAAGAAGCCCTTGAAGCTGGTGAAGAGGGGTTAGTTGTCTATACTAATGATCACAAATACAGAGATGCCAGAAGTTGGGATTGGACAAGGCTTGTTCCTATAAAATCTGCTGATTGCAAGGTTGTTGGATTTGAAGAAGGCAAAGGCAAATTTGCTGATAGCCTTGGGAAGTTGATTGTTGACTTTGATGGGCATGAAGTTAAAGTTGGAACTGGCTTTAATGAGAAGCCATGGGGTGAGCTGACTTTGCCTCAGAGAAGAAATGCTGTTAAAAATGGCAAAGGCACAAGTCCAGCAGAATATGAAGACAGAAGAAGGGGATATATGTGGGCAAATCAAGGTCTATATTTAGGCAGAATTGCTCATTGTGAATATAAGGAAAAAACCAAAGCTGGATCTATGAGGCAACCTAGATTCAAGTGTTGGAGATTTGATAAAGAGGAGGCAAGTTTTGAGTAAATTGACTGCTGTATTGAGTAGATTATCTGCCATTGAGTTTGATAATCTACTCAGACCAAAAAAACCAAAGATGAGAAAGGCCATTAAGAAGGTTGTATTTGATGGTCTTACTTATGAAGAAGCTGGCAATGATTGTGGTGTTACCAAGCAAGCTATTTATGAACAATTGAAAGGTATGGAGGAGGCAATTGAGTAAAGTAAAAATAGGAATTGATCCAGGGTTGTCTGGTGCTATTGCAGTTGTTTGTGATGATTATATTGGGCTGCATGATATGCCGCTGATGGCGTGCCCTTGGTCACCAAAGAAGAAAATGGTTGATGGGTTGAAGTTGATGGATATATTGAGGACACAATTGGGTGCCAAAGTCACCATTGAAATTGTTCACTCAATGCCAAAGCAAGGTGTAGCAAGCACATTCACATTTGGGCAATCTTTTGGAGTAGTGGTTGGAATTGTCCAAGCAATGGGGTTTAAACTCAACATGGTGACACCACAAAAGTGGAAAGGAAAGTGTGGATTGATTGGTATGGACAAGGATGCTTCAAGGCAAATGGCCTTGAGAATGTATCCTGATATGGCTGAACAACTAAAATTTAAAAAGCATCATGACAGAGCAGATGCATTATTCATAGCGGTGAGCTAAATGTCTTGTGAAACTATTTGTCCAAGTTGTGGAACCCCATTAAAGAGTGGTTGGTGCAGAAAGTGTGGGTATAAAAGTTGATGATTATAAGGCTCCCAACTGGGAGCCTTATTTGATTATTTATTCTGTTGGTGCATCCACAATGGTTACATTCCAAGATGGGTCAATATCATAGATAATTCCAGTCAATGGGCTGGTTACTTTGCAACCACCCAGAGCTATTGCCAATACAACCAATACAAATATCTTTTTCATAATCTCTCCTATGGTGCAATATGCACTTTCTTTTTATTCCTAGGGTCAGCTGCAGCATCAGCGAGTTTATCAACTGCTCTGTGCCACACACCTGCCCTCCATTCCCACATACCATCTTTTACACATACAAACTCAAGAATATCATCTGCAATTTCTTTTACCTCTGGGGGTAGTAATTCCAGACGGATCAATTTATACAAAGCATCATGGACAGCCCCACCCCGCATAGAGGATAGAGTATCAATAGTGGGGCCACTGGCACCATCCCACGCAAAACCCTTTAGAAGCATTAAATGCCCATCAGAAAGGGTTATAAAATCACAAGATAGTTTGCCGTATTTCTGCAATGCTGGGATGAAACAAACCATGTTCTCAGTGAGTTGGTACTTAAACCCTTTCTGATATTCCATGGGCTCAAACATCGTTATTATGTTAGACATCAATATACCTCGCTGATTGTTAAGTGGTGGCCCCCACTGCGTAAAATAGTACGGAATTTATCAAATGTTTTACCACTATTTAGAATAGCCCTGTTACCTTGCAATTTACCCAAAGACTCACCCAACAAAACACAACCTGCGGTATTGTTCACAACATTCCCAGGGTGAAAAAGGACATATGACCTGTCAGGGACATTTGTTATTTCAAAAGCATCTGGGTAGTTTTGGGAAGAGTATGGCTTTACTGTGTACTGTTGAGCAGGGATGCTTGATTTGTTGGCACGGTTTTCAAGGTCAGGAGGCTCAAGGGTAAAACAAAACACTTCTTTGTTTATTTTTAGAATGCCAATTGTGCCTTGGGCAGTTTCTTCGAGTCGGATCAATTCTAATATTTTCACGATGACACCTTGAAGAAATGGACAACAGCATACCACAGGGCACCTAGAAGGGCAACCACTAGCCCGTTGGAGACAGTTGTAACCACAACACCCTTGGCTTTGCTGCCTGTTCGTCTAACATCTGACATAAAATTATGGTTTGCTTCCCATTCTGGTTTTGATGCTTGGCAAATTTCCATTTGTTGGTGGTGTTGGTAGTGCTTTTCGGCTTCTACATAGAAAGCTGTATGGTGCTCCTCAAGAGCTTCCTTGAATGCATCTTTGATTTCATCTTTGTTCATTTACAATCCCCAATTTATTACATCATAGTCATACATTGGATACAAAGACCAGTGTATGTGCGTGTCATGTCGGTAGTGCATAGGGCTGTCTGGTTTTACATGCTCCACAAACAATTCACCCCTTGTGGTGCCATGGTGTTGCAGAATAAGAGGGTGCATGTATTCAAATATCCTCACGTCAATCCACGCCTTGCTTTTCGGGAAAGCTGAATAAATATTCTCCCAAAATGCAAAATTCCTTTCCCAGTCAAACAGGCTCAAATCTAACTCAGCAGTGAGTGATCTCCCCCCAATCCATATTGGCATAACCTCCAACACCTCTTGCCCAAGATATTGTGTGGCATTAGTGCTGCCAAGGGTTAAATAATCAAAGTCAATACCACACAGACCTTGATGGCTCGCACCAGGGTGTCCAGTGCATGGCAAGCCATCATTTGGAGTGCAATCACCTATGTTCACACACCTTGCCATCCTGTCAGGGAAAACAGCATGGATGCTGAGCATTATAATCTTTAATGCATCAATCGTTGACCTGTGTAGATACTTACAGCAATCTTGCCCATTATACAGATAGCACGAGCTGCTGCCCCAAGTTGCAGCAAGTTTAATAAACTTGGGGCTTATTACTTTCCCAATGCAGGGTCAATATTCTCATAGAGTGGAAGGATGCACATCACACCATTTTTCCAAAGAAAAGGAGATACATATAGATCATCAACTCCAACCAATTCAACAGCAATTATACCATCCTGAATGCCTCTCTCCAGAAAATTCCAGTCGAACACCTTGTGCTGTCTCGCAGGCACAGTGTGCTCCTCACTCTCAATGGCAAAACTACCATTGGAACGACGTGTGCTGATTAAAATTATTTGGTCTGCATCACTATCATTATAAACATCAATGGCTGATTGATAGTTACCCGCAGGTTCACCACTTACCATGTATGGAATTAATATTCTTTTCATGTGATTTCTCTGTAAACTTTGAAGGAATTGTCACCAACAATATGACCCTGAAGTTCAACCCCATCCTGCAGAACAGACAAGTCCTTTTCATCAATACTAACAATTGCTGCTGCGCCTGTTGTTTTGTAAGAAAAAGCTGCCATACCAGAATTATCAAAATTAATCTTAACAATGTCATACACCATGCCATCACTGTTCCGCATTGCCACGCGCCATGGCTTACCATTGATTAGTTCAAAGATAGGGGAAGCAGGATCAGCACCAGTCCTAGCGGTAATCACAACATCAACAGACATAGCCCCATCATTGACAATGCCAATAGGCTCCATGCTATCACCACCAGATAATTCAATGTGATAATAAACATTAACACAGGGTTCTTGGCAAAGTGGCAATTCAAGCTCACCAGAATAATCTGCAACAATATTGTTGTCTTTGACATTTGTATTTGTGAACAGCTCCCTGTCATCTGGGTAAAT